TGGGTATTGCTGATGCATCAACTTACCCACCAGCTCCTCCTGTTAGTGCTCCTACAATAGAGATAGATGTTCCAGGATTCGGTTTAGTCAGCCTTCCATTTAACATAAATGATTTCAACATTTACACTTCTGCTTCATTAGGAATCACTGCAGTTGGTGATCCATTGCTACCAATTCCTGATGGGGTTTATTATATTAAATATTCTGTTGCTCCTGCATATCAGAACTTTGTACAGAAAACAATAATGCGTGTTGACCAACTTCAAGAGAAGTTTGACAGTGCGTTTATGAAGCTTGATATGATGGAATGTGATGCAGCTATTAGAAAACAACAGATGGTGGATCTAAACAGCATCTATTACTTTATACAAGGATCTATTGCTGCTGCAAACAACTGTGCTGTTGATACAGCTAATAAGCTGTACAATCAAGCAAATAGGATGTTAAACCAATTCATAGCAAACAGATGTAATTGCTATGGTAACAATTATGTAAACAATTTCTATTAATATGGCAAACTGTAGAAACTGCGGTGTTAAGGTGGGATGTGGCTGTCAGTTGATAAACGGACTATGTTCAGCCTGTAACAACGCTATTAAACAAGCTAATAAAAGAATAAAGAATGTTATATCCAAGGCTTACAAATTGCGTTGATTGTTCTAGCATCCCTGTACTACTTGCAGACATTGATTGCAAGCTTACAGAGTTGGCTAATAACGAATATAACAATATTGTGTTTCAATTAAACTGGCCTGTTCCAGGAACAGTGATTTGGGATCTTCTGAACTACAAGAGAATACTAACTTACAAGTATTGTAGCCCAGAATATGCTGGATCAGTTTCAGTGGAAAGAATAGCTAGTAGAGTTAAAATATTAATCAATAAATAAATTATACAAATGTCTTGTTCAAACTGTTACAATGGATGCACTGAGATTGTCTCAGATAAATGTGTAAGATACACAGGATTAGATGTTCCTGCATTAGGGATACAGAACGGAGATTCTCTCAACTTTGTAGAGGCATCTTTGATTGAGTTTCTTACATCCACTTTAAATGGTGTAGGAATCAAACCTATTGTTGACCCTCTAATCATCTGCAACCTCGTTCAACAATATCTTCCTGAGTGTGGTGAGTTTACATTAAATGACTACATTACAGCTCTTATTAGAGCTGCTTGTGATCTACAGGTGCAGGTTGACGCTATAGCTGCTGATCTACTTGTATTAAATGCTGATTATGATGTAGACTGTTTAACAGGCGTTATATCTTCTTCAGACACACATGCTGTTCTACAGGCTGTTATTACAAAGCTTTGTGACATAGATGTAGACCTCGCAGCTCTTGCTCTAGATGTTGATACCAACTATGTAAAGCTTGCAGACCTTAACAGCTTGATTGCTGCTTACATTGCTAGTACAACTGTATCTAGCACTAAGCATTTTACTAAAATGGTTCCTTACACAGTGATTGAATATTACGGAGCACTTACAGGAAACTTTGATGTAACAGGTGCTGGTATTGTTGGAACTGACTGGGAAAAAATCTACCTCTGTAATGGACTAAACGGCACTCCTGATAAGCGTGGTAGAGTGGGTGTTGGTGCTATTGTTGGTGTAGGTGGTGGACCTATGAATCCAGTGGTGGATCCAGCAACTCCTACAAACCCTAACTATGCTCTTAATGGAACAGCTGGTGCAAACACTGTAACCCTTAACACTTCTCAAATACCTTCACACACGCACGTAGCTAGTGTGACAGATCCTGGACATAGACACTTTATTTTAGCAAACGACAATGCTGCACCAATAACTTTCACAACTGGTCCAACTCCTACAGCACCTGCTTCTTCTTTTGCAAACTTAGATGGAAACTATAGCTATAGAACAGGAACAAGTGCTTTGGCAGATGCAACTATTGGTCGATCTAGCAGTAGTGCTACAGGAGTTACTGTAACAAATGCTAATGCTGGTAGTGGTGGTGCACACAGTAACATTCAGCCTGTTCTTGCTTGCTACTACATCATGTACATTCCTTAACAAATAAACTCTAAATAAATGGCATGTGTTCCAGGTTCACCATGTAATCCATTGGTTGTCAACACTGTATATCCAAGAAAGTGTAACAACGGATGGTTTGCTGGCTATCCAATATCAACAAATCTAATCTGTTACAATGGTCCTACACTACCTAATTCAGGAGTGGAAACTGGTGACGATTTGAATGTTGTTCTAGAAAAGCTCGATAATGAGCTTGACCCTCTTATTTTAGCTCAAACCTTATTACAAACAATTGCAACAAATGTTTCTCTTCTCACAGCCTTCTGTCAGATTGCAAACGGTTGTCTAGCTTATACAACAACCACAACTACTACAACAGTAGCTCCAACAACTACTACAACTACTACCACTGCAGCCCCTACAACTACAACCACCACTACCACTCTTCCTCCTGGTATATATGCCTTTGAGATGAAATATAGTGCAATTGGTGGTACAGAAGCTTGTGCTGAGGTAAGTTCTAGTACATATTATTCTAACTCGGCAACACTAAATCTTTTCTCTGGACTCACCACAGATGTTGCATTTACAATACCTGCACCTGCTGGATATTATTGTTTGGCAATAGGTTGTCCAAATGCTACAGGAAAGTCATGGGTACGAGTGACTGGAACCTTTGGACAAATCACTAGTTTAGCAAATTGTTAAAAACCCTGTTTTGTTGGTTTTACAGGGTACCTCCTGGGGTTTCTACCCTGGGAGTTTTTGTTTAAATTATAACCAAGTTGGTTATTACAGATAATCTATTTGGTTAAATAAATTTGGAGAATTTCAAAAATTGTTCGTACCTTTACTGTAATTTTAACTAAAATCTAGTCCAATGGTAGGAAACCAACATCTATTAGAACAGTTGCAACAAATGCTAAACTGGAAGAAAGGTAAGAAGTTTTACGCAGAGAAATTAGGAATTACAGAAGATGAGGTGGATGCGTTATTAAAGGAAATTAGAAAGAGTGAGGTGGTAAGAAATGAGGCAGAGGTTTCACATTACATAGATCAGCTTGAAGAAGCTGTTGTAAGATTTGAAGAAGATTTAATTAAGGGTACAGGTGAGATAGTGTTCAATAGCCCAGAAGAAATTCGTTCTCTGGAGGATCTTATTGAAAAGTGTAAGATTGATACAAGTAAGTGGGAAATAACTAAATATGTCCAGAACTACTGGGGTAATGGTGAAAATCCACATTGGCAAGTGAAAGCTTGGCTTGGTAAGAAAACCAATAGTCAAATATTTCAAAATGCTTTTGTAGATTTCTTGAATGAATACAAACCATGTTCTCCAGACATTGTTGCTCCTAAGTATAATGCTGGAAAAGACAATGCGTGTCTTGTGATTAATAAGCAAGACTCACACCTTAACAAATATGACGTTTATGGTGATAACAACATAAACAATAGATTTGGTGGCATCCTTGAGAAGGTGGAAGTAATTTTGAACCAAGCTACTCTGTCAAATAATCTCGATAAGGTAATTTACATCATTGGATCGGATGAGTTCAATAGTGAGTTTACAAACACCACAACAAAAGGAACTCCACAAACTAACATCCTACCATATCATGAATCCTTCCAAAGGATCTGTGAATATGAAGTTCAAATGATCTCTCTCCTCTTACAGAACGCATCTGAAATAGATGTTGTATATGTAGCAGGAAATCACGATGAGTATGTAGGATGGCACCTAATAACATGGTTACAAACCTACTTCAGAAACACTGATAGACTAACCTTTGATTGTTCTCCTAGATATAGAAAATACATAAGCTTTGGAGAAAGTGCGTTGATGTTCAACCATGGAGATGCATTAAAGCCAGCAAAACTAGCTGCCATCTTCCCAATGGAATACAGAGATGAATGGTCCTATCACAACAACTTCTACATATTCACAGGAGACAAACATCATGAGTTAAGTCAGGATTTTAATGGAATCAAGTTTTACCAAATTCCAGCTTTCTCTAATGCTAAAAGTTCATGGGATGAAAAGAATGGATACACGTGTGCGAAGGCTGAAGTGACTGCATTCCTTATAGAAGAAGAGAACGGAATGACAAACATATTCAAACAATATTTATAATGTCAACATTAAGAAAATTAGTTTCAGATGTACGCTCAATGCATAAGTTGTTGTCAACAGACACACTTATCACTGACAGAGCTATTGCATCTGAAGTTAAGAACAATGCTCTTTTATTGATTAAGAGAGAAACAAATCTCAGAAAGCTTTGGGCTACTGACACTTTGTTTACCACCATTCCTTGTTTAGAGATGGTGGAAGTTCCTATTTCTGAATGTTGTGACTTTGCAGATCCTTGTACTGTCTCAAGGAGCAGATATAAACTTCCTCGTATAGCAGAAGGTAACTATCAATACATCATTCAAGGTGTATATTCTATCAATGCTATGAGTGGAAGAGGAACTAAGTTTAAGGAAATCACAGTGAACAGATATGTTAACTTGATTAAGCTTCCTATTATAAAAAGAGAAACCTACTATTGGATAATGAATGGATACTTGTATGTGAGTAATCCACTTCTTCAGACAGTGAGAATTTCTGCTCTTTTTGAGGA